GGCAGGATCTTTGGTAATGAAAAAAGCCTTGACACTATTGGATGATTACGGTAAAATATGGGGTATAGACTATAAGTTTGTTGGTAACATTCACGATGAGATACAAGCTGAAGTTATTAATGAACGTACAGATACCTTTGGGAGGCTGGCCGTGTCCTGTATTCAGGCAGCGGGTCTTGAATGGAAACTTAACTGTCCTCTGGACGGGGAATATAAAGTAGGAGCAAACTGGAGTGAAACACACTAATATGAAACAAGAAGAACTGTTTGAAAACATAGAACCTCACAAGCTGCACAGGAAAAATGATCCTCAGACAAGTAGAGAGGCTGCTTATTCAGTTTCACACTCACTGGGAAAAACAAGATCTTTTGTTTTAGGCTTAATTGAAGAAGCAGGGGATAAAGGAATTACTGTTAAGGAAATGAGCAAAAAGTCTCCTGATGTATGTTATACTGCTCTATCTCCACGACCCGCTGAGTTAGAAAGATTAAATGTTATTTTTTATAAAGGAGATAAAAGAGACGGGTCAAGAGTTATTAGGCACATAAAATATAAAGAAGATGACCAAACATGAAAACTACAGACACACTAATAGAAGACATCTATGGCTTGGTGTCTACCAAAGAAGTACCAAAGTTGGTAGACATAGACAAAGAGATAGAGACTTTCGGAGAAGCAATTAAAGAACTCATGAGGGCTGAGTTTAAAGCGGAAGATAGACCTAAAGATACTAGAAAGCTTCGCCTGTCAAGCATAGGCAGGACTGACAAGTATCTTTGGAATCAGTATCACAATACCGAAGGTGAGGAATTGCAGCCTCACACCCTAGTAAAGTTCCTGTACGGGCATGTCATTGAGGAGTTAGTCTTATTCCTAACTAGAGCCTCTGGGCATGAAGTCACCTGTGAACAGAAAAGGTGTGAGGTTGAGGGTGTCAAGGGCAGCATGGACTGTCGTATTGACGGTGTTGTTACGGACGTTAAGTCAGCCAGTGCCTTTGCCTTTAAGAAGTTTCAAGATAAAACTTTACCCTTAAATGATTCCTTTGGATACGTGGATCAGCTTAAAGCTTATGCTCATTCCGAAGGTGAACGGAAGATTGCTTGGCTGGCTATGGACAAAGCCAATGGTCACTTAACCTTCTGTGAGCATGATCTTGACGATGAGTCTGACCCTATGCACGAACACTTGAAAGGTGACATTGCNGNAAGGATTAAGCACGTTAAGAAAATGGTCAAANGCCCAGAGCCTAAGGAGTTNTGCTATGAAGACGTACCAGACGGTAAGTCAGGGAACCGTAAGCTCGCCATTGGTTGTTCTTACTGNCAGTTTAAAGATCACTGCTACCCTAACTTACGTACTTTTGCTTATTCTTATGGGCCAAAGTACTTGACAAAGGTAGTTAAACAACCATACGTGTCAGAGGTTCCAGATGGTTTCTAAGAATTATGGAAGGTACAGGTCAGGTCTTGAGAAGAAGTTTGCTGAAGCCCTGCCCCGTAAGTTTATGGCCTACGAGCCTTTTGATATGCCCTACACGGTACATAGACATTACAAGCCTGACTTTGTGTACAAGGACTGGATGATAGTAGAATGTAAGGGATTCTTTAGGGAAGGAGACACACTTAAATATAAATCAATTAGGGATTGTCTGTCTGAAGATCAAGAGTTGGTCTTTGTATTGTCAGACCCCAACAAGAAAGTAAGGAAGGGTGCTAAGATGACAATGGGACAGTGGTGTGACAAGGAAGGCTTAAAGCATTTTACACTAGCAACGACACAAGAGTTGATTGACTATGCCAATGCTAATTGATGAGTTAAGAGAACGAATCCTTCAGGAGTACGATGCAGACTTGCTATGTGAAGTCTTGGACATAACTGCTGAAGACATTTTAGATGCCTTTGAGCATAGATTTATAGACAAGCAGGAGCTATTTAGAGAGTTGGAGGATTTATATGTCGAAGATTAATGATGTTATGCAGCTTAGGGCTGACCCTACACCTGAGGAGTGGAACGATGTAGTAAACAAACCTCCACATTACAATCAGGGTGGTATGGAAGCCATAGACTACATTAAACAGCAATTAGGTGAAGGAATTGTTGACTACTGTGAAGGCAATGTGCTAAAGTATCTTCATCGCTGGCGCTACAAGAATGGTCTACAGGACTTGCAGAAGGCTCAGTGGTACTTAAACAAGATGGTCAAAGAACAGGAAGAGCTAGAATGAAAGTAATTCAAGGAAACTTTGGCGAGAAAGCCGACGAAGATAAGATAACAGTACCTCTGGTATTCAACGCAATCACTGAGAAGGAAGACCTAACAAACTATGAAGATGCTTTCTGTGTTGTCAAGTCAGAGGAATATATTGTTGTGTCTACCAATATGGACACTCTTGACTTATACTTCTTACTGGATCAATTAAAACTATCACTATTAACTGGAGGGGACTACGAACTCTAATGGATCAATATCAACAATACATACATAAATCACGATACGCACGTTACATGGACGATGAACAACGTAGAGAGGAGTGGGAAGAGACCATTAATCGTTACGTTAGTTTCTTCACGGAGCGTAACCAGATAGACGACATTATGGCTGAAGAGCTGTACAACGCCATCTTTGAGCAGAAGGTAATGCCTTCCATGCGCTGTATGATGACCGCAGGGGCGGCTTTAAAGCGGGACAATGTTGCAGCCTTTAACTGCTCCTACCTGCCCATAGACAGCCCTAGATCCTTTGACGAGCTTATGTACATTCTCATGTGCGGTACAGGCGTGGGGTTCAGCGTTGAGCGGGACTACGTTAATCAGCTCCCTGTGGTTGCTGACAGCTTCCATGACACAAAGACAACCGTTGTGGTGTCCGACAGTAAGGTAGGCTGGGCAAGCGCCTTCAGAGAGCTTATAAGCCTCCTGTACGCTGGTAAGGTTCCTAAGTGTGACTTGACTAAGGTTAGGTTGGCAGGGGCTAGACTGAAGACCTTTGGCGGTAGAGCCAGTGGGCCACAACCTTTGGCTGACTTGTTTAACTTCTCAGTGGACTTGTTCAAAGGTGCAGCAGGACGCAAGCTAACGTCCCTTGAGTGTCATGACTTAGTGTGTAAGATTGCAGACATTGTAGTCGTTGGTGGTGTCCGTAGGTCTGCCCTAATCTCTTTGAGCAATGTTACTGACAATCGTATGGCTAACGCTAAGAACGGTGAGTGGTACATTAGCAACGGTCAGCGAGCCTTAGCAAACAACAGTGCTGTGTACTCTGAGAAGCCTGACTTTGACACTTACTCATCCGAGATGAAGCGTCTGTACGACTCTAAGTCTGGGGAGCGTGGGATCTTTAGCCGCATTGCAGCACAGAAGGTAGCAGCACGTAACGAGCGCAGGGATGCGACACCTAAGTTTGGGACTAACCCTTGCTCTGAGATTATCCTACGCCCCTATCAGTTCTGTAATCTCTCTGAGGTGATTGTACGCCCAGACGATACCTTGCAGTCACTCAAGGAGAAGGTGCGCCTAGCGACCATCTTAGGGACTCTACAGGCTACCCTTACGGACTTCCGATACCTACGGAACATCTGGAAGCGTAACACAGAGGAAGAGGCGCTTCTGGGTGTCTCAATGACAGGCATCATGGACTGTAAGCTGACCAATGGGTCTACAGGTGAGGAGGCTTTGGGTAAGCTTCTGGACAACCTGAGGACTGTATCGGTAGAGACTAACCGACAGTGGGCCGCAGCTCTGGGTATCAACCAGTCAGTAGCCATTACGTGCGTCAAGCCCTCTGGTACTGTCTCACAGTTGACCGACAGCGCCAGCGGTATTCACCCACGCTTTAGCGACTACTACGTTCGTACTGTTAGAGCTGACAAGAAAGACCCTCTGGCTACCGCTATGATTGAAGCTGGGTTCCCTTATGAAGAGGACGTAATGAATAACTCTAACTGGGTATTCTCGTTCCCTCAGAAGGCTCCTGAGAAGGCTGTGACTGTGGAAAGCATGGGAGCTATGGAGCAGCTAAGGCTCTGGAAGACCTACCAAGACCACTGGTGTGAGCACAAGCCCTCTATGACTTGCTACTACAACGATGATAACTTCTACGCTGTCTGTCAGTGGATCTGGGAGAACTTTGATTCCGTCAGCGGTATTAGCTTTCTACCTGAAGCAGAGCATGTGTACAAGCAAGCTCCGTACCAGAAGATAGACAAGAAGACGTACCAGAAGTTAAGCAAGGAGATGCCCAAGCAGTTTGAATGGGACATTGAAGAGAAGGAAGACAATACCGAAGGGGCGCAAACCTTAGCTTGTGTAGCTGGAGTCTGCGAGATATAAACTTAGGGGGCGCAATGCCCCCTTTTGTTTACTGTTCTTCCTGAGGCTGTCCTGAGAGCATACCAGCCCCCTGTAAACCATAGTTACCCGCCAGAGCTGCATTAGTAGCTACTCTAGGTATTTGCCCAGCAAGCTGCCTAGCAGTAGGACTAAAGTTATCAGCCTCCTGTGCTATCCTTTGATTGACTCTACGGGCTACTCCTGACCTTGAACCGTAAATAGGGTCTTTTGGGAAAGGTGTCGGCTCTACTCCGATTGCAGAATACTCTCCAACAACCTCTCCCCCTAACCTTTTAGAAGATCCTTGTTTTATCTGACCATCTTTCGTATAAGAAGGCTTGATGGTATCTAAGGATTCTCCTAACTCTCCTGACAGTCTTCTTCTAGCCCCTAGCTGAGATTCTTTATTTTTATAGGTATCTTTACCCCTTCCTTTATAGATATTATATTGCATGGGTGGGAATATAGTTAAAAGAGGTTTCCCGTCTACAGGGTCAAAACCCATCATATCGTGCCTATCGCTAACAATTACGTTTACGTTACCGTTACGATCCATAGTTGTAATACGATTAACCCCTCCAAGCTCTTTAGC